GACTTTAAAAGTCCTCTAGCAATATTACCCATTGGAGTATCTGTTAGTTTTGCTTTACCGATAAAATTATCACCATCACGTTTCAATTCAGTAATAATATGAGAGACGCGATCAAGATTAATTGCTGGTCCTTGTGGGTGGCCGAGCTCGCCATAAGCACGCTTATTCGCTACGACTTCTTTCATATAACGGTTTACTTCAGGCTCCATAACCTTCATCTCATAGATGCGACCGTTACGGTTCTTACGGTTTGCCTGTAAGAAGATACCGTGAATATAATGTTCCTTTTCGCCATTCTCTCTGGCTTCGGAAATATATTCTACTTCTTCGACGAGCTCTGTAATAAGTTTCATCTGATCAACCCTTCATAGCTACAGGCACCGCAGCGATATAATTTGATGCTGTATTCGCTGCTAGAGTTTCTGTAAAATATTTTTCAGCAACAACTGTTTGGCCATTCAACAAAGTGAAAGTACCGATAGTAGTACCATTTGCGTATGCGCGAGTAATCAACCAAGGAGCTGTATTGATATTTGTCAATCTAACAAAACGATTACCACCAAATGTGTTGGCAGTTGTGTTACAATATGTTTCTGTTGCAATTGTTTTTACAAAATCGGTCATACGTTTATTCCTGCTGCATTATCCGAAGCCATGTTCGGAAACATTGTTGGAGTTGACATTGGTGTATCATTCTGTTCATCTTCTTCTGGCTTATTGTGATCGCCATAGATGCAATAGTCATGAACTGAACCGATCATCTCTTTTGCTTGAGCGATCTTAGCCTGAACCCATGGCTCAATATGAACGTCTTTTGGCATAGAAGCTAACATATGCATTGCTTTATTAGCAATCGCTTTTAGCTCTGTACGAACCATATCAATCTCTTCGCCTGTATCATTTGTCTTATGTTTTGCTATATCACCACCAAGCAATGGCTGGACTGCATATGCTTCTTCGACTTCTTCATTACGCTGTTTTGCATAATAAGCAGCGAGAGCCATCTCTTTACGCTTTTCCTTTGATTTACCAGCAAACTTAGGATTTTTTGAGTGGACAAAATCGTGGATAGTCTCACCAGCAGTTGTTGATTTAGTTAGCACTTCATCAATCTGATCTTCTTCTTTGATACCCTTGGCCTTTCCAGCAGTAAGTTTTTTTACAGAAATTCCTTTTGAAAGATTCTCTATTTCTTTACGAGAATCTGCTTTAGAAGTTTCCCATGGTTTACGGTATGCTTTTGGGGAATTCGTAGCATAAGATTTTGGGTTATCTTTATATTTTGTAGCAGCGCGACTTAATGGGCGAATACCCATCTCATCAAGCTCTTCTTCTTTAATTGGTTTTACAGACATACACTCTGCCATGCCATGAACTGGGCAGGATTTACCTTTTGGTGTATTGTTGCATTGAGCATCTTCTGCTTCTTTTGCCTCATACACACCTTCTTTTTGTTTATTATAAGGAGCTTCTTTAGTACCACCCTTGTAAACATGTTCGCCGTTACCTACGCGATCATCATGCTTTTCTACTGAATGTTTCTTTACGAATTTTTGCTCATCGCCTGGTTTTGGCTCGTAGTCAACGCCTGGATCTTTGCCAAGTTTACCAGCATCAGTCTTAGATGACTTTACGCCCTTGACGATATCTTTTAACGATTTAGCCATCGTAATCTTCCTCTTCTTCGTATTCTCTATCATCAACGTCATCATATGGCTCGTCTATTGTATCAGAGTTTTCATCTTCTGGTTCATAACCATTAGTAAACATAGAACCAGCTAGTTCTCTTTTTTTATCATCTATAGCCGCTGCGATCTTATCGGAGACTAAACTATTAAACACATTTTCAAAATCAATAGGTTGTTGATTGTAAGAGTACTTAATTAAATCTTGTACTGAATATTTATCATTATCCATAAGTTACCTCCAATTATTTATTTTTAGCTAATATCTGTAGAGCTGATTTGTATTTTGACTCATCTTGCATAGAACGATTACCTTTTTTCTCTTTCATCATTCTAACAGTCATCTCAGCCTGTCTAATCTTTTCTCTATCATCAGATGTTTGTGGAGTCTCTGCTGCACCATCATCATCTGTGTAAGGTTGAACATTTTGTTGTTGCGCATTCGGGTCATTCGGATCCATTGGTGGTTGCCATCTAGGATCGTTCATCTCTTCATCAATCTCAGCATCCATCTCTTCAATCTCATCGTCAGTCTGTTGAAGGACGTTCTTACGCATCCACTCATGAGAGTAATATTGACCAACGAGCGGCAATATTGACTGAGCAAGATTGATACGATTCTCAAGCACTTCTGCTTCTTTCAACTCAGTGAAGTAGTTGTCCTTAGCAAAGTCATAACGGATATCTTGTTGAATATTCTGGAAATCTTCAATAGACATAACCTGTTTAAGGACGAGCTGTTTCTCTAGCATACGAGTAAACATAACAGCAAACTTATTACGTAAACGAGCAATGAAACGAGCAAACTTCAATTCGTCACGGCTGACTTCAGTAGCACGACCTAATGAGAATAAAGCGTCTGAGTTGAGACGGTTAACAGGAACACTAAGAGTCTGTAAGAATTTCTTTTGGAAATATAGAACGTCATCCATCTGACCGAGAGTCTGGCCACCTGGAAGCGTAGTAACTTCAGTACCACGTCCACCCTCGCGGCGAGGCAACCAGTAATCTTCCAACATAGTCATAAACTTACGGTCGTCACGAACTTCACCTGATGAAGCGTCATAGATAAGACGATTCTTGTGTTTCACCATAATGTCGCGTAGATATTGTTCTGCCTTCATTTTAGGAAGGTTACCGACGTCAATATACCATACGCGACGCTCGGGAGCTCTAGCCAAGCGGTAGATTACCAAAGCGTCCTCGAGCGTGCGTAGTTGGTTCAATGCTTTAATTGCTTTGTGTAGATAAGAAAGGACCATGGTGCCGTTCGTATCGGTCAGTCCTGATGTAATATGAATGATAGCGTCTTTGGCGATCTTAAGACCAGTGGTCGATGGGCCGACAGTCTTGTTACCGTAGTTGAACCCCTTATCATTAAACATGAAGTATTCATTCTGAACCTTCTGAATGACTGCTTCAGTCTCGCCACCGCCACGAACTTTACGCTTGGCAACTTCTCTTACCTTACGGATCTTGCGTGGGTCAATATAACGAATCTCTTTGATGCCAGCTTTTGGATCTTTATCGTCAATGATAACATGATAATAGAGACGACCGTCAATATACCAACGACGGAAGATCTCATAAGCATGTTTCTGGAAATCTAGGATATTCAAGCAATTCTCAAACTCTTCACGAATTGCTTTCTTTAATGTCTCTGTAATCTTAAGATTGTCTAGATTGATGGATACGATTTCTTTTTCATCAATCGACATCGTCTCGTTGATAATTTCATCAACAGCAGCATCACATTCTGGTTGTAATGCCATCTCGCGGTATTTGGTAACTAGCTCTGCTTCGGTTCTTACAGTGCCGTCTAAGTCAACATAAGTCCCATACGAACCACCCGCTGCAACAACTACTGCACCATCATCTTGTTCTTGAGGTACAAAAGATGGTTGGGTGTCTTGGACTACCTTACGTTTAAACTCGAAACCGAATAATTCCATTTTTCTTTCCTTCAAAAAAAGAAGAGGCCAAGTATACTTAGCCCCTTCTTAAAATAATCTAAATTGTTTCAAGAGGCTGTCATAATAAAGTATTAGGTGGAAATTGGACTAGTAGCCTGTGGTAGATACTGGTTAGCAGTTTCAAGAGTTGGTAGCCAGTAGTCGTAAGCGAATGTTACTTGGAATGTTTCGATCTGGTTTGTTGTATCCCAATTTAGAGTGATAGCATCAACTGAAGTTGGGAAAGCGCCAAGAATGGTATATTGACGGATAGGAGTACCATCTTTACCATATTGGATTACATCCATATCAGCCTTGTAATCATTTTCGTTAGTTGAATAAGCAACGTCACGAACGTTTGATTCTAAGCTGTTTAGCGAGTTTGACCACTTTTCGAACATAGAACGAACGAGGAAATCTTCATCGTTCATTACTGTTACTGTCCAGTCTGCGAAAGTACGATCGCCCTGAACTTTAATCTTACGACCGAAGTAACCCACGTCGATCGCTGATATTGTAGCTGCTGGTAGCTGAGCTGCGCTGCAAGTAAAACGGAACTTGTCAGCGGAAGGAGCATCAGCTGCAACACCATCCGGAATACCTAGGTAAACTTCGAATAGCGTAGGGCGAGCGCCTCCAAACTGGAGGCCTCTTGTCTTGAAAGTACTGATATTAAATCCTGAAGGCATAGTTTATCTCCTTATTGACCTTTAGTCTATTTATTAAAATTTACCGACAATTTCAGAGAACTGTACGCCAGATCTTACAGCCACGAAGTTAAGCTGAATAAAGTTGATTGAGCGAGCAGGTTTAATATAGATATCACCCCAGAATTCGTTACGGTCAACTCTTTCAGGAGTATTGTTTGTAGCGTCACAAACTACTAGGAAGTCTGTAATACCACGGCGACCTTGAACGTCACGGAGATATGGAGTCACGAGATTCTTAAACTGAGCGCGAGTAAATTCATCGTTGAACTCGAACAGGAAGAACTTAGAAGCAGTAGAAATTGCTTTTTCAAGTACGATGAATAGACGACGAACGTTGATATGATCAAACGCCGATGGCTTAGTCTGAACAGTCTTGTCGCCGAATAAAACAGTACCCTGACCTGGGAATGTTACAACTGGGTTAACACCGTTCTTGAAAAGAATATCTCTATCAGCCTTAGTTGGGTTCCAACGAAGTCTTAGAAGATTCTTAATCTGACCACGATTGAAGCCAGCTGGTGACCACCAAGGATCGCGAGTATTATCAGTACGAGCACATAGACCAGCAATATCACCGTTCATTGGAACGTAGCGATATACGTCATTGTAGCGATCATACATATACTTGTAACCAGTATCCATTACCGCATAAGAAGAGTCATGGATAGCGCCACGCCAGTTAACAATCGACTGAGCTTGGTTGCCTGGATTTGACTGAACAAGAGTATCATCTGGGGAAACAAACAATACACAGTCTTTGCGAATTTCAGCGATATTGTCAATGATATAGTTTGCTAGCTGAGTGTTATTGATTGTCTGGCCATTTACTGAAGTAGTACCGCCGATTGGCTTACCCTGCATGATCAATGAGATATCAACGTTTTCAGCTGAGTTGAAGTAGTCATATCCTGCAGCGATTGTTCCAAGAGGAGCAGTCGATTCTGTATAACCATCAGTACCGCTATTGAACGATAGAGTAAATGGAGTCTGGTTTGTTGAAGAAGTAATATTCAAAGCTGTATTTGATGTGGTTCCTGCACGATCTTGTGTCCAGTGAACATACAACGAATTATTTTCTAGAACAGTCTTGTAGTAGTTTGTAGCGCCATTATCAGTCTTAGAATCAGTAGCGAACGATAGATCAGCATATGATTCTAGGATTGTTCCAGGAACACCAGTAAATGCACCATTTTCATCAGATACTACGATATGTAGCTGGTCGTTTGCTGAAGTATTACCAAAATTAGACTGATAGTTTGACTGGCCTGGAGCAGAACTGATTACGTTGAAGTATTCCCAGTTACGCTTTAGAGTGCTGTTAACAGTACCGTTTGAAGTAAAGTTATAAGCTAATCTGTATGGCTCTTCTAGGTTAATAGCGAAGTAAGAACCAGTCGAGTTAGAAGTGATGGAGCTGATTCCAGAGATCTGAACATATTGTGTTCCAAGAGCGCTGTTACCAACAGTCAGATAGTCGCCGATAGTCAGGTTAGCGACAAGAGCATGAGTATATGTGTTAGCATCGCCAGCAGAACCAGTACCGCCTGGGATAGCGTTAACAGTCGCTACGTTCGAACCAAGAACAAAGGTTGTAGTAGCTACAACGTCAAGGTTTGATGAACTTACTTTTGCGTTAGCATAAAGGTTTGAAGTATAAGCTGCAGCGCTATCGCAAACTGAAATCTTTAGAGAGTTACCGATTGCGCCTGGATATCTTGCTACGTAGTAAACGTCAGCATCAAAAGTGCCATCTAATTGTGGATAGAATGTATCATTCTTAACTGTCTGGGCTACTACGTTAGTTACTGATCCTACGTTAGCAACAGCGGAAAGTGCGCCAGCTAGAGCGTTTGAAGAAGTAGTGTTAGCAGCACGAACCACCCAAAGGCGATTTGTGTAAGAAAGGAAGTTTGCTGCGGTAAACCATGTTTCAGCATTATTTGCATTTGGCTTACCGAAAACAGCAACAAGGTTTGCTTCTGAACTGATTAAACGTCTTGCACCAACTGGACCCCACTGGAAAATACCAGCAATAGCACCGTCAGAGGTAGCAACTGCAGGCACAATACCTGTTAGATCGATTTCGGTAACATTAACGCCTGGACTTAATTGAAATGGCATTTTATTTCTCCTCCAATGGAAAGGCTCTTATTCATTCTGTTTTTATTTATATATCTTTGAATTCCTCAGAATCATCACGATATAGCCAATTCCCACGGAAAGGTGTGGGGTCCAACACAATATCCAGGTCTTCACCAAAATCTACAAATCCAAAAGGTACAAGATCGTTTTCGATCTCTTCGTCGGTCTTATCTCTCAATTTCATTAGAGTATTTATATTCGTATACTCTTTGAAATATTGTTGGTCTGTCAGCCAGCCAAACAACACCAGACACATCACCAAATCGTCATGGTGCCCAGGTTCAGCCTCATAACTGTTGTTTTTCTTAGAGAATGTGCCGAGCTCGGCAATGGTATAAAAGTCATTAATTACTAATTGATTCTGTTCGACAAGTAACTTCAACATAGAACAGCCGATAGCTTTTACGACTTTTGTGGTGCGGATACCCTTATCAATCGATGAACCACCAAACCCAGTCGTAATACGTTTACCGCTTCTCCCAGCATTTTCAGTGAACAATACGTTCTCATATTCTAAATCGTTGTGTAGAGTTACCGATACACTCTCACCAATATCATTTATTTCTACAAGAACTGCAGCCTTGTTATATATTCTACCTATCTGATTTATTGTCGTAGCAAAATCATAGGGTGTTATATTATTATTTCTATAGATAGCAGCCTGTTGATATGGCATGGTAGTCACATCAATCAACTGGAATGCAGAATAATCCAGTCCTTTACCTCTAGATACGTCAGCTACGAGAACATAAGAATGCCCAGCTTCTGGCTGTTTATAGACATACAATCCTTCGTTCTGATGTAATGTATTTAAATGGACGAGCTCTTTTAGTTTCCAGCCTGAGATAAGAGTCCCAGAACTACCCATAAATTCTACACAATATTCTTGTTCAAATTTCTGAGTATCAAAATTCATACCAGATAAAGTCTCAACACGCCATTTCTCATCACGTCCTGGAACGTCATGCCACATGACTTTCAATGCTTCATATTGATTACGTTTCTCGGAAGCATTTACCCATATAGAATAGAAATGGTTCAGGCCATTCGGCGTTGATACGAGAACAATCTTTGAATCTTTACCAGACGAGATAGTAGGATAAACTGAGGTGAAGAAAGAGTCCCAATTTTCAATGAACGCTGCTTCGTCGATGAACAGAAGGTTGATAGAATAACCACGAATGTTGTCGGAGCTTGTTGAAGAAGCGATAACACGGCTGTTATTTTCAAGCTCGAACGAACCTTTGTTCCATTCCTTTACGCCCTGTTGTAACCACTTTGGAAGATGTTGGAACGCTAGCTGGATACGTCCCATAATTTCACGGGCGGTTTCCCCCTTGTTGGCCAATAGAGCGACTGTCTTTTCGCCGTGAAACAATACATACCAGAGAATGAAAGCACAGGTCGTAGTCGATTTACCAGCCTGACGTGCAGTAGCAATAATCGTATAACGATTATCTTTCATAGAGCGGAGCATCTCTTTCTGATAATCATACAATTTAAAACTGATTAGACCCTTATCAATACTGATAATTTTCATGTAAGTTTCAGTAAAATAAACTGGGTCTTGAGAACACTTGAGCCATTCCTGAATCATATCAGGAGTGAATTGAATCTTTTGCTGTGCTCTCTTTAGATTAGGGTTGCCGTTATACGACTTGATCGTTGGATCCATTTTTCATATTCTCTATCATTTTCTGAAGCTCTGATGTAGAACCAACAAACAGATTATTCGTTACCTGTTTTGCATCTTGGTTGTGTGGCTCATCAGCAGCTTGTATGTCACGGATTTTCTTTTGTAATTCCATTAGATCTTTGTTAGCATCTAGCTGCACTTTTAACAATGTGGCTAGAACTTCAAACGCTCTTGGGTGTTGAGATGCATCCGCGATCTGGGATAATTTATCTATAGCATGAGAACCGTTTTGAATTACCTCATGTATATTTGAACGAGCTAGATTGAAGTCGGTCATAGCACTATCGTCTTTAGCCGAAGCAACAATAGTAGCAACAACGCTCTCAGTTTTGGCTGGGGGAGTTACTCCTAGAGCATTCCAGACAGGATCATTATTAGCAGTCATCAAACACCTGTATTTGTATTCGTTTGAACATAACCAAAATCAGAAGTTGCAGTAATTAGATTCGGGTCGATAGAAGCAGAACTATTTGCTGTTGGTTGGCCGTTAGATGTCAATCCAGGCTGAGTCTGTAAGAAAGCAGCAGGATTAGTATTACCAACAACTGTTGATATCGCACCATCAGCAACTGTTGGAGTATAGAATACAGTATTAGCAAATTTAATGATAGCACCAGTCTTAACTGGGCCATAGATAAAACCTTTGAGTGTAAAATCTAAAGTCCATGTTAAAGATCTACGTTCTGTAAATTGACCCTCATAAACATCTTCTTGGGCGACTGTATCTAATATGATTGGTATCTCTTGGGTAATTTCCATCTCAGGAATGAGCTGTACTGTAGTAGTCCAGTCAGGAGTAAAATATGGTAGGATCTGCTCAATAATCTTAGTGCCGTCCTCAGCATTCTTAACCATGATATGCAATTTAAACCCAATATTATATGGTACTGGGTTATACTGATATTTCATAATATTAGCATTATTCGCCTGACTTACTACGACCTTATTTACAGTATTCAATTTTCTGTTACCATCGTATGATATATTGGTCATCTCAAATGCCATCAATGGTAGCGTAGGAGTTGCTGTCTGACGATCAATATTAGGATCAGAATTCAGACGAGCTAGCATCTTTTCTTTTGGTGAATATGTAATCGGAACTTTAATCAGTTCTGTCATCGCACCATTGTGTGTGCGAGTAATACTGATAGAATCGAACAAAGTCCCAAACAGAGTAACATATTTGCGTATAATAGAATGATAATAAGTTTGATAAAACATTATACAACACCTTCGCTGAATGGATCTCTGACGCTGAAGTCAATAAACGAAGAAGAACCTAATGAGAAATTATTAGAACCATTATCTAATGTTTCATTCTCAGCGCCTGGAACAATAGTCTCTAGATTACATGCTTCAACAACAATGTAATTATCATCTTCATCGGTTAACCAATTGTCATCTTCATCTCTGATAGAATAATCAAGGATGTTGGTTGAGAATTTAGTCTGAATGATATCAATCTCAGGAATGCCAGTATTAAACACTTCATCGCTGTATTCAAACAATTCACATGTCATTTCCCAGGTCTGTAATGCTCCGAGCTGGTAGAACATCTCAAACTTGTTAACGAATTTAATCTGGAAACATTTTTTATTCAGTGGGAAATAGATTAGATCGCCTTCTCGTGGTCTTACGAATGAAGTATACGCACCGATCTCGTCATTGAATACTCTCTGAGCAATAGAGAATGTAACTTGGTCTCTGATCTCAAGACCAAACTTAGACATAAAATTACCATCGCCCGTAAAGCCATCAACAGACTTAATATAAAATTCAACAAGAAACGCTGAGTTATAAACCGACTGATCATCAGCCGTCAACAACTGATCATAATTACCAAGATTACGAGGAACATAATACATGTCCTCGCCATATATGCGAATAGCCTCGATGATAAGATTCTCGAGAAGCTGTTGCTCTTGGCTTGATTGAAAGTTGTTGAAATAAAAATTAGTGCTAATCTTAACCTCCTGTTAAAAGGTTAATTGCAAACGAATTTTTGTTTACATTTTTCATTGTGATATCGACCTATGTTTCCAGCATTACCCTCAAAATCACAATGAGAACATTTGATTTTTTTATTATTTAGTTCTTTGAAGATAGTTGTTTCTTTTATTCTATTTTTATGAGATTCTGATAATTTTCTACCACGATTAGCAGCTGCAGCCATAGCTATTGCTTTTGAATTATCTTTCCCAGTATTTTTACCTTTATTAGAAACACTCATTTTAGCTCTAACTTCTGGTTCAGAAGCTCTATTGTTTCTTTTTGCCAATCCAGCAAGATATTTTTCACGAACTTCTGGACGATTCATAGCCTCTTTTGTTTTTTCGGAAATGCGTTGTTTTATCGATAAAGAAGAATTAACATCGGTAGCCCAGTGACCCCATTTATGTTTACGTAAATTATAATATTTTTTACCAAGCTCTTCCTCTTTTATAAAAGAAAGCCACTTATATTCTTCTTCAAACATTTTTTCTCTACTAGAAATTTTATCAATTATTATTTTTCTAACAAAATCATTATTTCTTCTATTATACGCCTTTCTCATTCTATCTGATGAACAAATATATCCATCATTAACTGTTCCCCAATGACATCCTACATAATACATTTTACGTTTTTTATCAAACCAGATATAAACAAATCCGTATTTTTCCATATTATACTCCTATAAAAAATATTTTTACAAAAGTATTTATATAAAACGGTCGCGCTATCCGATCATATCTGCAACAGGCAAGCTGTAAGTATTGATCATCTCTGTCTCTAGATTCTTACGCTCTTCTACTGCTTCATCATAGATCTTCTGACCATTAAAAGTAAGACCACCTGGAAGTTGCATACCGTTGAACTTTTTAAGATTCTGACCCCACTGTTCTTTGATCAGACATTCAGCATAACGAGCCAACCAACGGTCGCCCCATGCGCGAGTGTATTCGTCAGGATTGACGATCTGATATGCCTCAACGATAATATAATCGCCTACGTTGATGATAGACCAATCCATATCGATATAGAATCTATTCATATGGCGATTATAACGGAATGGCTGTTGGCCGACTAGCATCTGCTCTAGGAACTGAACGTGTTGTAGAGCCATGTAATAAGGAACCATCGAGACCGATGTAAGGGTGTATAGATCGTTCAATGCGATCTGGTAACGGATGTTAAACAGATTGTTGGTGTTGAGAGCCTGACCGATTGGGAATAGATTTACAGCTCCAATGATATTATCTGGCATCGTAATGTAACGATTGACAATATCAGTCTGAGTAACCTGATATTTGTAATACATCTTATCAGAACCATCAAAGTGATAGTCCCAGAAATAGCGAAGAGCCTCGTCTACACGATCGTCTACCTGATCATCATCTACGTTAATCTCAATAACAGGCTTACCTAACTTGCGGAGGCAATATTCTTTAAATTGGTCTCTGGTTGTTGGAACTGCCATTTTTTACTTCCGTGGTTGATGTTTATTGTATTTATTATAAATCATCCCCGAACATTTCACGATCCCTGAAATCCTGATAATCATATCTATCATATGGATCAATAAGAGTCTTACCTATTGGCATAACATTAAAGCCGATAATCTTTCTAGTCTCGCCTTTGTTTGTCTTAGTAGTATGCCTTAGCCAACCTGGGAATATTACGAGTTTACCCTCTTCCCATGGCACATGATGTTCGCTATTAAAAGTAGTAGTAAAATTTGTTTTTCTGGAATTTTGCCCCATACGGATACTCATAAAATCACCAAGAATATTTTGGAATATCGTACCAGATGGGTTTTGTGCGTCAGAATCTAGATAATAGACAGCTCCAAAAAGAGAGTTACCATGCGTATGCACATGATGATATCCATTATGACCCTGTTTCACGCCCCAGCAACTCGTGATACCTACATCATGATTTAGAGTAATATCACTCATCATCTCATAAATAGACTGTAAAAAGAAAACTCTAATCGGATTAAACAATTGTTGTTTATGTAAATTGGGTCCGGTTATATCAAAATGATTCTTTTTTAGTTTTTTATTTTTTGAGTAATCATATTCATCTAGATATTGACTCCAGCTCTGTTTAAATTTTTCATGCTCTTCAAATTTAAAAGAATAGACTGGAATTCTAAAGATATCCAACATTTCCATAATTTAATTCCTTATTTAAATCTCCAATGGTTTTTCCAGTGTTGATCTTCTGGACACCATACTGAATTTTCATTGGTAGAATGATCAATATTTATTACTCTTTGGTGTGGTTTGCCGTTTCCAGCAGAAATTATCGTAACAGTTCCATCAATCGGTCTCATATTTTCATAATCCCAATTCTCATTTAATCTTGCTGTCGCACAAAGACCACCAACAAAATAACTCCCAGAACCAGTTACAGAATGTGCATAGATAGTATCTTCGGATGTCATATCTATCTGTTCTATTATTTCAACTTTTTCTGGGCCATTCATTGTCTTAAGATAAACATCTTGCCATCTAGGATCTTCTTGATAGAATCTTTTAATTATTCCTGTTTCTTCGGAAGGCACGCAAGACCACAACTGTTTTATTTTATTATCTTTTGTTATATATGGATAAACAGCAACAATCTCATGGCCTGGATGTTCAGCGTAATTATGACTCCAGATACAATATATTTTATTGTCTTCTGAGAAAAAATAATGCTGAGAAGTTATAAGATATTTACCATTAATTAAATAAGAAACACCAACTTTACTATATTGTAAATTTCTAATCCCATTTACAGTTTGTGTTTGGCCAAAAATATCTTTAACTTCGTCGCCAATTTCTAATTTTTCTATTGGTTTCTGGCTACCGTTTGCCATCAAAACCGTACTACCAGCAAAAAACCCCATTTTAGTAACCTTCCTTTGTATTAACCGCCGCCGCCATCACCGCCACCGCCGCCGCCGTCACCACCGCCGCCGTCACCACCAGTACCTCCAACGTCTCCGCCACAGTTATGGACTACAAACCCTTCAACGATATATGTATTATCTCCATCAAGAACAAGATCATAAATGACTGTTTCTGGATCAAAATCTACCATCTTAGCATTTAATTCATCGCTATCAATAGATAACACCTTACCGTTTTCTGTATCAATAAATGTAAATTTATCATCAGAATCTATTGGTTGATCGCTCTCAAGAAATACAGCGTTTGGTCTGTTATTGTCTATAATTCTATCAGGTCTCCAAGTTTTCCAACCGTTGTTGGTTAAGAACAGATGGTCGTCAGTAGCATAAAAATCATGGTTATCAAATTTAACCATTTTTCTATCACCGACAGTTGTTGTCTTAATAGCGTTGACTGTGTTAATTTCTCCGTTAACGCTCATTACTCTTTCAAATAATTTTATATCTTTAATCTTTTTCCATGACATATTTGCCATAAGAACATATGCTTCGCTATTAAAACAGCAACCTGTTCCAGTACCGCCATCACCAGTACCAGTTGGTGGGTAAACATCAGGACCAGCTGGGCCAGTTGCTCCTGTTGGGCCAGTTGCTCCTGGGGAACCAGTTGGGCCTGTTGGCCCTGTCGGACCAGTTGGACCTGTTGGACCAGTTGGACCACGTGGGCCTGTTGGACCAGTAAATCCTGTTGGGCCTGGAGAACCTGTTGGTCCTGGAGAACCAGTAGGTCCAGTTGCACCAGCTGGGCCAGTCGCACCTGTTGGACCAGGAACAGTACTCGCCGGACCAGTCGCGCCTGTTGGGCCTCTTGGACCAGTAAGACCTGTTGGTCCAGTTGCTCCTGTTGGGCCAGTAGTATTTAAAGCAACAACAGAACCTGCCGCATTCTTAGCATACAAAATAGCATCAGCTGTGTTGACTGCTATCTCACCTATAGTCATATTAGTAGCAGTAGGTGTTACTGATGATGTGGTATTATATGGTATTCTTATCTTAATTGCCATTTTTAATTCTTCCCACAATATTATATAATTCTTGTATTGCATTTACCATTGATGGGATCATTCTAGTCTGATCAAGAGTCTGTATTTCAAACCCATCTTTAACACCAGTAACAGCCTCAGGAATTATGTCTTGTACTTCATGAGCAATAAATCCATCAACAATGTGATTAGGATTATCTTTGTATGAAAACTTAACAGGATTTAATCTTATAATTTTTTCTAGACCATCATCCATATTAGTATGAATAATTTTCATTCTATAGTCAGATATGTAAGTTCCTGGAGGACCAGCTGGACCGCTTGGGCCTGGAGAACCAGTGGGTCCAGTTGGGCCTGTTGCTCCTGGAGCACCAGTTGGACCTGTTGGGCCTGTAAATCCTGTTGGACCAGTCGGACCTGGAGAACCAGTGGGTCCAGTTGGACCAGTAAATCCTGTTGGTCCTGTCGGTCCAGCTGGTCCTGGGCTTCCTGTTGGACCAGTTGGTCCAGTTGGGCCTGCAGCTCCTGGAGGACCAGTCAAACCAGTTGCTCCTGTTGGGCCAGTTGGGCCTGTAGAACCAGTCGGTCCAGTCTTAGTAATAAGAGGCATAGTCCCATCGCTATGTTTGACCCAAGCATAACCATCAGCTGTGTTAATAGCGATCTCGCCTGTGATAAAATTAGTAGCAGTTGGAACTTTACCTGTTAATGTGTTGTAAGGTAATCTAATCTTAATTGCCATGCTTCATCTCCTTGACGATCGCATACAATTCTTTGACAGCGCCAACAAGAACAGGAACAATTCTAGAATGATCTAACGTCTGAATATCTGTTCCATCTTTTACGCCAGTAACAGCCTCAGGAACTACTTCTTGAACTTCATGAGCAATAAATCCATCAATAATTTTGGCTTCTGGATCGCTCTTATATGAGAACTTAATTGGTTTTAAACTATCAAGTCTCATAAGAGCATATGATAGATCCATTGGTATAATATTATCTTTTATTCTATAATCAGAACCAGATGGCCCAGGAGGTCCAGCTGGACCAGTTGCTCCTGGAGCACCTGTTGGTCCAGTTCCTCCTGGAGCGCCAGTAGGACCAGTCGGACCTGGAGAACCAGTTGGACCAGTCGGACCTGGAGGACCAACAGCGCCTTGTGCACCCTGCGCACCAGTCGGGCCAGATGGGCCTGGACTACCAGTCGGACCTGGAGAACCTGTTGGTCCGGTCGCACCAGCTGGGCCTGTCGGACCTGGAGAACCAGTTGGACCAGTTGGGCCAGTTGGACC